ATTACTACTTACTCACGTCAGCCTCGCCATGACCGTCAAATCTTGGCGCAGTTGCTCTACACAAGACTTCCATTGCGCTTCGGCACATTGGATACAGGTGCGAATGATGCTACTGGCACCACTCGTCGCCTTGATGTTCTAGATGTCTCCAAGCGAGACGTTACTGAACAAGGAAAGCGCTTATTCGTAAATGCTTTCACTGTGCGAATCTCTTCTGAGATTGCGCCAGAAACATACTACAAGATGTACAAAGCGTTACAACTCAACGTCACAGGTCCAACTAATACTGGAAGCCAAATCATTGGCCGAAGTGAGTTGACACCAATCTCGTACACCATAACGACACCATAAGGAACCCCCATCAATCTAGTTAGGAGAAATCATGGCTTATAGCCGTCCAGGTGTTTACATTAGTGAGCGCCTTCTACCAACACCTCTAGCAGCGGGTGTCACAGCAAATGCTGCTGGTGCTGTTGTGGCGCCTTTTGCACAAGGCCCAGAAGCAGTAACGCTTGTTAACTCTTGGTATGAATTTACTAAGAATTTTGGTGGCTACGATGCCGCCTACCCAGCAACCTTCCAGGTTGGTGCATTCTTCTCAAACGGCGGACGTGAACTCTACGTCAAGCGTGTACTTGCAGCCGATGCAGACGCAGCGACAACAGAGATTCTTACATCTGCTGATGCTACCGTTGCAGTAGTTACATCAAAGAATGCTGGAACAGATGGAAACAATCTTCGTGTTGTTCTCTCTGCTGGTTCAGTATCGGGCACATATACACTGACTCTCTACAAAGAGTCTGGAGTATCTGGTCAGATTGCTGACGATATCCTGCTTGAGCGTTATGAGAATGTTGTGTTTAACGATGCAACATCTTCAGACTACGCAGAGACAGTTGTTAACTTAGTATCACCAAATATTACAATCTCTGAGAGCGCTGGTGGTACACCAGTTGCAGCCACTTACCCACTATCAGGTGGCTCAAACGGCACTGCAGTTGCTTCAACAGATTACACAAGTTACAAGGCACGTGGTACTTCAGTCTTTGAAGATTTCACAGCACTTGACCGTCCACTTGTATTCTTCCTACCAACAATCAATGCACTTGCATCTGGTGTTGTTGCAGTTTTTGATGCAGCAACTTCATGGGCAGAAGATAACAATGGCTTTGTTGTTCTTGATACAGACCCAGACCTCACAGTTGCAAACGCAGTTACATTTGCGGGTTCATTAACAGACACAAGCAATGCAGCCGTCTATTACCCACACCTATTCATCGCTGACCCACTAGGTCGTGGTGCTGGTGCGCTTCGTAAGATTGGCCCAGCAGGTTCTGTTGTTGGACTCTATATGTCAACAGATACAAGCCGTGGAGTATTCAAATCTCCAGCAGGTATTGGAAGCACAATCCAGGGTGTCGTTGCTGTAGAGAAGACCTTCACATCAACTGAACTTGACACAAAGAATTCAAGCACATCTCCAGTAAACCCAATCCGTCAGATTCCTGGCGCTGGCTTGGCTGTAATGGGTGCTCGTACATTGAAGCAAGATGGAACAGCGAACAAGTACGTAAACATGCGTCGTTCACTTATCTACATCCGTAAGAACCTCAAGAACCTCACAGAGTTTGCAATCTTCGAAAACAACGATGCACGTCTGTGGGCTCAGTTGCGTAACAACCTTACAGTATTCCTAAACGAGTACCGTAACCAAGGCGGACTTCGTGGTGCTACACCTGCTCAGGCTTTCTTCGTAAAGTGCGATGCAGAAAACAACACCGCTCAAGCAATCGCTAATGGAGAAGTACACATTCAAGTTGGTGTGGCTCTCCAGTATCCAGCAGAGTTCATCGTCATCGACCTCAGCCAAAAGACGCTGAACTAACCCGAAGGAGAAAGTAAACAATGGCAACAATTATCAATAATCGGTCAACACTTGTTACCGACCCATTACGTAACTTTAGATTCTTAGTTACGTTCATTCCACAAGACAGCACAAACACAACGCTGACATCTCTTAAGACAGCAACGTTTGGGTTTACTTCCGTATCGGGTATGGCGGTTACAACTGACTCTATCCCTTACCGTGAAGGTGGATACAACACGACAGTTCACCAGATTCCTGGTCAGACTTCGTTCACACCTATCACACTACAGCGTGGCGTGATTCTAAACACCAAGCAGAACTACGACTGGATGCGTAACCTTTTTGCAACTGTTGCATCAAACGGCTCTACACGTTCAGCAAACCAGAACTTCCGTTGCGATTTGGAAATTGAAGTTCTTTCACACCCAATCCCAAAGGCTGGACCAGACGATACTACTGCAGCACAGTCTGACCACACAGCAATGCGTTTCCACGTATACAACTGCTGGCCAACTTCTGTGGCTTACTCTGACCTCAACGCTGGTGACAATGCTCTGTTCGTAGAACAGATGACACTTGTACACGAAGGCTTTGATGTTAACTGGGCACCAAACCTAACAACAAACGCAGCAGACTTCTAACAAAGGACTAACATGACGAAAACAATTAGTGCAGCGGCTAATCCCGCATTGGCAAATAATCTGATTAATGAGGCGATGACTGAAAAGGCAGCGCCTGCAGAAGTAAAGATTACACCTCCTTCAAACAACATAGTGACACTCCCTGGCGGGTACATAACACCCGCTGGGGATGTCGTTATGGAAGCAGAGGTAAAAGAACTTACTGGCTCTGATGAAGAAGCAATTGCTCGTGCTTCGAACGTTGGTAAGGCAATCCTCACAATCCTTAGTCGAGGAACTGTAAGAATTGGAGAGCAGAAGGCTGACGAAAGACTGTTAGACCAATTGCTATCTGGAGACAGAGACGCTTTAATTCTAGGAATCTTTAAGGCAACCTTTGGCAGTGAGACAGAGGTCACCGCTTACTGTGATGGCTGTTCAGAGTTCAAGACTATTGGACTTGATATCGACACAGACATCAAGACCAAGATGTTGGCAGACCCAATCAATGACCGTGTGTTTACAGTAGAAGGTAAGAACAAAGTATTCACTGTTCAACTTCCAACTGGCTTGGCACAAAAAGAAATGATTAATAATGCAGACAAGACATCTGCTGAAATTAACACCATCATGCTAGAGCACACAGTCATTAACATTGATGGCGCTCCTGTGCTCAGCAAGTTGCAGGTACAAAACCTCGGTCTTACAGACCGTCGTAAGATTGTTGATGAAATCAATGCACGAGTCTCAGGACCGCAGTTTGATGAGATTTCAGTGACCTGCCCAGACTGCGAAAGCGAGGTAAGGGTTCCAATTAATTTTGGTACCTTATTTCGATTCTAAATTTATACCGTACACCCACCTGGTAGCAGAGTGGTCAACGTTAACTACATCCTTTAGGGGATGGACATTGACGGAGATAAAAGGCTTATCACCAAGAGAAAGAAAGAATTGGCTAGAAGTAGCCAACTACATCAGAAAGGACTGAGCACATGACAATGGTAACCAAGATTCAGTCCTTGACTGGTGGTGTTGATAAACTTACAAAGAGCGCTGACGCACTTCTTGATAAGTTAACTAAGATTAATGAGATGGCTGGCAAGAGCATCACTGCTGCCAATGGAGCCCTCAATGCTGCTGGTGGTCAATTAAATCTTGCCCAAGGAAGTAGCCTTAATCTTGGTGTAAACAATGCACGTTTCCCAGCAACAGCACAGAACGTCGGTGGTGGAGGAAACACTATCTCTGGCAGCATGGGTGGATTCTCATTTATGCCACCAACACCTGGCATGGTGGCTATGCAAGTTGGTGCACAAGTTGTCAACGGTGTCCTCGGCGCTGTTCCAGACGTCGGTACAACTATGCAGAACGCTCTTGGGTACTACCAAGCAGGACTTAAGGCTCCTGGCATTAGCCGAGGAGCATTAGAGCGCTCCACTACCTCTGCTATGCGTGGCGGATTCTCCAGCACTCTTGGTGGCTCTATCACTGCAGCAACACTAGCAGCAGGTGGCTTTACTCCAGGCAGTGCAAACTACCAACAAGCAGCAGGACAAGTTGGTCGTGCATATAACTACATGGGTATCGATAACCAAAGTGCTGCAAGTGCGTTAGTTGCAATGCAGAGTGGCTCAATGGGTGCAAACCTCTATCAGTATGGTCTTACTACTTATAATCCCGCTACTGGTAAAGATAAGACCATGGGGCAAATTGCTAGAGAGTTAATGACCACAATGGGTGGTGCAGGAGCAACTGAGGAGCAGGTCCGTAGGTCATACCAGAAGGGTGCTCTGGGAGCCAACCTCTCAACGATGGGCTTCGACCAGACAACCCAGCAGATGCTTTATCAGGCAATGATTGATATCTCTGCAGGACGAAATCCAGACACAGCAACTCCCGCTAAAGGTAATGCAAACACAATGCTTACTGCTGCTGGGCGTATGAATGCGTCCCAAGCAAAGTTAATGACATCTGCAGAAGATAGAATGATTAAGGGCTTTGAGAATGCTGCCGATACTGTCGAGGCATTCAATCGTGCGTTAACAAATGTTATTGGACCACTTGCTCAACTACAAGGATTTGTTGGCGGAGTTAAGGGCACAAACCTAAAAGAGCCAACTAACGCTCTGTCAAATATTGTTAAGACTGTCACAAACTTTTTTGTTGGTCGAGGCCCTAAAGGTGGAAGCACCAGCGGTTATGGCGCTGCCTTTGGTAAGGGTGGAGGAAAGTTTGGGGCTGCGCCAGTTGCAGGCGGTGTAACTGCGGCCTACGGTGCTCAAGACAGTTCAGGCATCTGGTCGTCCACCAACGGTGCTCATACAGGTACAGATTACAACGTCCCAGAAGGAACCCCTGTAACAGCAGCAATGGCTGGTGTTGTATCTGCGGTAAATCTAAACGCAGATTACGGAACGTCAGTAATGCTTGACCATCCAAACGGATATCAAACAATT